GCTACCATTTCCGGTAGCCTAAGCCTTGGTCTCTTCCAGGATTTACCATTCTGTAGAGGACTTGCTCTCTCCCTTTAATCTCTAATAGGAGCGAGCATGGCTAAGTTCTCTAAACAAAAACGCTGGCCCGACGGGTATGAAATCCTGTCGTTCGGTGATTGGCAAGGCCTTAAGGTCAAGACAATAGCCGGTTGGTCCAGGGACGGTTTCATCAATCGTCCAATTGATTCATCCCCAAACCCCGTGCACTTCACCAAGTCTTGGTGTAATTGCACAGCCCCGGTAGGCGCCGACGTAAGTCGAGCCGCGGGAGCCTTTCAGGCTCATTGGCAGTTTGACAGAGCCCTCCTCGAGGCCTCAAATGCGGCTTACGCCAAATTGAGGAAGAGAGTTGGAACTCTGAATGCTGGGTTAGGTATGGATCTAGCTACGTTGAGCCAGACCACAGGTATGATTGTCAATGCTTCAAAAACATTGGGCAACGCCTGGTCGAATCTTCGTAGAGGTAACCTTCTTGGTTTCTTTCAGGCTCTTGGCCACCACGGGCTTCCGCCCGCGGCTAAGAGTAAGAAGTACAAAGGAGGTGGTAACTGGTATGACACGCGTAAGCGTATCTACCAGCAGTCAAGCGATCTCTGGCTCGAGTTTTATTTCGGCTGGGTGCCTTTCGTCGAAGACATGTTCACGGCGGTCGAGGTCCTCCAAGGACCAAAATCGTCTGCTACTTATGTTTTCGGGTCTAGTACTAAGATCGTTGGCGGCTACACACAGTACTACGCGGGTGAGTACCCGTACGCTCAGCTGTCTGGCTCTGTAAGAGTTAAGATGTGCTGTCGCGTATATGTAACAAACCCGAATGCGTACCTTGTGCAGCAGCTTGGTTTAGCCAACCCGGCACACGTCGTCTGGGATGCAGTACCGTTCTCGTTCGTGTTAGATTGGTTCTTCACTGTTGGTAAGTTTCTGGAAAGTCTTGACGACTTCTTTGGACTCACTCAGTTGGACCCATATACTCTCACGTTCTATCGCGGAAAAGATTCAGCCGACGGCGTTTATCCTAGGTTAGGTTATACTCAGAACTCTGAGTCCATCTTGATGTTAGGCGATTCCTCGCCGATATCATTTAGATGGAACCCTTATCCTAGATCCCGAATTGGTTCAGCTGTCTGGAAGGCCACAACTTCGTTGGCCCTACTGACACAAAAGCTGCGCCACCATTTGTAATTACCTCAAGGAAGGATTTACCATGCCTGGATTGGCCAATGTAACTATCAAAAAGAACGACGGAACTACGGATATCGTCTGGACTGGAATTGTTCCCAGCTCGGGCGACAACGTTGCCGCTGTTTGGCGTTCCGACACTGCGGCTACGCAGAATAACTGTAAGCCGACCGCTCAAATGGTTGCAAAACCAAATGGCGATAAGACTGCGAAGCGGATCAATCTTGAATTCCGCTTCCCGCAATCCTACACCGAATCCACGACGGGTTTAGTGAAGGTTGCGAATGTCCTGCCAGTGTCGATGAGTTTTCTCGTGCCTCAAAGCATGCCACAAGCTCAAATCGACGAGGCCGTTTCTCAAACGGCAAATTTGCTCGCGTCAACCCTGTTCAAGGATTGCGTAAAGCAAGGTCTCGCGGCATCGTAAGATGTTCCGCCAGACCCTCGTCTTTCTGTTGTTTATGGCATTGCTCGCTGTTGCCGCGGGAATGGTGTATAGGATCCCCTCCATTCTGGAGATGATCAAGTAGCACCTCTCATATGAGACGTCCAATATGCTAGACAATACCGTTCTATCATTCTTCAATACTTTCTTTGAAGAACTCGGAAGCTCTTCTGCAATCCTCCTTAAAAAGTTGATTCATGAAGATAAATGGGACGACGCTGTTTCACTTCGCGTCGATCCTCGAGCTTACACTACCCCGGATTCGTATCACCGGGAAGTAACTGCCTGCGACTTCCTCAGGAAGTGTCGTGGTCTTCCGACCACGACCGACCTTGAAGCTGCAGCCCTGGAGTCATTTTACACGTCCGAAAAGGCGTGTTATGCTACCAACAGTCGTTTCCAATCGCTCTTCGAGCAAGGTCTTATGGACCCGATCGACGAGCCGGTGCGAGAGATCTTTCTTCGCATTCGTAAAGATATTGGTGACATGCTAGGTAACGTGCCAAGTGAAGTACAACTTAAGCACGGCCCAGGGTCGACATTCCGAGATCGCGGCCAACTTATTTCCGTCGGCCACAAAATGAGTAGTCGTCCTACGATGACCAGCGATATGACAAGGTGCCTCCCTCTCTGGGCTAGTACAGCTTGGAGAAGGGGTCTTGTTGCTGATCATCCCGATAAGTGCGATCCCGAAGTGATTCGGGGTAACCGTTTTGTCACTGTCCCGAAGGACAGCACGAAAGACCGCGGTATCGCGATCGAGCCTAGCTTGAATGTTTGCTACCAACTTGCAGTTGGCAGTCTAATTCGCTCTAGGCTCCGGAGGTGGGGTATTGATCTTGAGAACGATCAGTCCCATAACCAGAGGCTGGCCCGTGAGGGCTCCCGTACTGGTCACCTATGCACTATCGATCTGTCTTCTGCAAGTGACACCGTGTCAGACGAATTCGTGAAG